AATTATTAACAACATCATTATAGTAAAGACCTTGAGTAAAAACAGGACCATTTGGTATACTACTACCACTATTATATAATCTAAAATTAAATTGAGGTTCAGTAGCATTAATGGCTTTTAACATTACACTACCTGAAGCTCTATTTAAAGTTAATAAACTATCTGGTGTTGGTGTTCCTATACCTACATTACCTCCACTATTATAAGCTATATCATTCCCTGTTTTAAACCAAGGAAATGATGATGTAGCAGCATATGAACTACTAACTACATTTAAATTTATAGGGATATTAATATCATTACCTAATCCATCTGTAAATTTACTTTCAGATATTTGGACTAAGTACTGGTAACTTTGTGAAACATATATGTTACTTAAGTCTCTTCCCATAATTAAATTTCTTTAACAGATGGAGGTGGAAATTGTGGATATCTTGAATCAGTAATAGGTAAACCTGTTCTAACAGCTTGTTTAAGATGTGATCCTCTTACTGCATCTCTAAATACAATGGGTGACCTAAACTGAGATCCATAATCTGGATTTTGTTGATATAAGAAATTATTTTGATTTAATTCTGGAAATAAATTTTGACTTTCAATTAAGTAATTAACTAAACGTTCAGCATACCATTCCATTTTATTTTTTACAGATTCTCTTTTCATATTATAAACCTGTAAATCAACTTCACGTGAATTATCACCACCTGTAGGAGTTAATAAACCATTATTACGTGGTCTAATATAAATTGCCTCTAAACATTCATAGTAAGCAGCATATAATAATTGATCTTGTATATAATTATCTACTAAATACTGGTAGTTACCTGATAATGTTGAACCTGAAACATCAGTTAATAATTTTTGATATAAAGCAGTACCAGTCAATCTTTGAAGATGGATATCTTGTGCTTCACGAATTCCATTTTTTAATAATTCAGTATCAACATTATTATTAATGTCTGTGAATTCTCTTAATTTTGTTTCTGATATAAGAAATACTTGAGTTGGCATATTATTGATTGTTAATTTCGTCTTCTAAAATTTGAGTATCTTCATTTTCTGCTTCAGTTGAAGTAACTACATCTACCTCAGTTGAACCATCTTCATATAATTTAGTTTGTTGAATACCTAAAATAAAATCAGTTCCTGGATTTTGAAATTGTAACAAATACTCTAAACAAGTTAATATTTCTTCTTGCATAGGTTTAACTACAGTATTTAAGAATAATAGGTATGCATTTTGTACTTCTTCTTTACCTCCTAATTTACCTGGAGTCATAATACCAAATATTTCAGGTGAAGTAATACGGTGTGCTGTTAATATTTTTTGCGTTACTAAATCGTTTATAGTTGTATAATAACCATCTGCTCCGTTTTGATTAATAGGAGTAATAATTGGAGCATTTTCTGGACTATCAACGTCCATATAAACCATTTGACCTGCTTGATCACTTCCTGCCAATTGTAATCTTAACATTGTTTCAATTGCATTACGTTGATCTTCATCAGCATTTGTAAATGTAGTAATTGCTAAAGATGGTGCTAAACCATTCTTAATGTTATTAACGTGGAAATTATCAATTTCAGTATCTAATTCAATTACTTTTAATGCACCAATATAATCAGGAACTGAATAGTATTTTTGTCCTGGTTTGTATGGATTATAAACGTAAATTTGATTTGGTTCTTCTAATTTGTTGTTTGGATTAAATACAGGTAAATACTGATCATCTTCTAAAGTAACAGTATCCATGTATCTTAATTTTTTACCCCATTCACTTGAAATGAAATAACCTGGAATTTTACCTCTATGATTTTTTTCTTTAGCTCTAATGTAAGAGGCATCAATGTGATACACTTCAGATATTTTAGATCTGTCTTTAGACCAAATAACTTCTAAACTGAAATAACCAAATGTTTTAAAATCAGTAGCTACTTTTTGAAATATATCATTCCAAGTTTCATTTTCAAAATTTGCTTTATCTAATAATTCAGGTTTATCTGAAGTTAATCCTTCACCAAAAATAGCATCTATAATTGCTTCCAAACAAGTTCTATGCATTGATGAATGGTTAGATAACCAAATTAATCTATCTGGAAAATCGTTTTGTTCTCCAAATTTAACGTAATGATTGTCCTTATTTTCATAAGGATTATATCTCTTACTTATTTCTTTTTGTATGTTTAATACTTTAAATGCTTGTTTAACAGGTTCCATGGTTTGTAATAAATATATGGTTTTTATAAATTATATGTTTCATACTCTCCATATTCATTTGAAGAAGTATATTGTGTAATAGTTTGATTATTTTGATAATAAATATTTGATTGTGATGAACCACTGTATTGAATATTAGGAACATCTGAACCACTGTATTGTACAATTAAATTATTACTACCAGAATACTGAATTATTGTTGCTTCACCTTGTGTATAACGTGTTATAGTGTTGTTATTATCATATTCTACGATATTCGCGGGAAGTTGTGAGTATCTAACGATAGTATTACTATTATTATATTCTACGTTGTTAGTTGAAGGACCTGCGTATTCTACCGACGAGGTATTTCCTGTAGGTAAGCTGGTAAATATAGGATCATTAGTACCGTGAACATAACCGTAAGTAGTAGATATTAATTGATCTTTAACTGTAGGTTGAAAATTATCACTTCCATTTTTCCATAACCAATTAGTATTAATAAAAGTAGTAGGTACTTGAATCCATTCATAACTAACAGCACCACCACCTGTAGTTGTATATATTTCTATTTTATACTGTCCAGATGCTGTAGGTAAAGTATTTGCTGGTATGGTAAATGTTAAAAAATTGTTGTATTTCGTTATAGTACCTTCTATATTACCTTTTCCTGATAAATCATATGATTGTGTAAAGTCTATAAATAAATCATTATTAGACAATGTTAAACCACTTATATCAGGTAAAACAGACAATGTATTGGATGAACTATAATTAAGATTTAACATCTATTATAAATATTAAATAAAAAAGGCTTGGCGATTGCCAAGCCCATTAAGTTAGATTTGTTTACGATTATACAGTTGTGATTGTGATACCACTTAATACATTTGTGAAAGAAGTAGCTGAACCACTAATTTCTGCTGCTGGTTCTGGTTCTTGACCTGAGAATACTAAGTTGTATCCGTTCAAATCACCGAACGCTTTACCAGTTTGTCCTGTTCCGCTTAACAATTGCGCTCCATTTTCTTGACCCATCAAGAAGAATTTACCAACTCCTGGTGCACCTGAAGTAGATGAACCGTTGTTTGTTTCTACTACAATCTTTAAATCTGGATTCTTAGCTAATAACTTGATCTGGTTTCTCACAGATGCTTGCATTTTGAAGAATACAGCGTTTAATGTTTGATCGTAGAAAATTGTTCCATTTTCAGGAGTTGAAGTAATTGCTTCACTATAGTCTGAAGTTTGTCTGAATAATTCAAATTGGAAGAATGATCCAGAACCAGTAATACCGGTAACTACACCGGTAGTACTGTTCGTAGTTATAGTGTTAATAGATCCAGAAAGGATATATAAATTTCTGATACCACCTGCGTTATCGCGGCAGCCTAATGAAAATCCTGATGTTATATTACACATGATATTTATTCCTTTCTATGATTTAAAAAAATTACGCTTGGTTATTAGATACCCAGAATTCAGGATATGCTACGTTAACACCCAATTTAGTAGCAATACGGTGACGTAAGCTGTCGGTGTTAATATCATACCATAATTGGAATTCAGAGAAATCACTCATAAGGTCAGTACCTACAACAATCTGTTTAGCAGGGCCTAATACAATTCTATTTGAACCTTGCAAACCAGCAGTACCTACAACTTTAATGTTTTGGTAAGGGTAGTTCATTGATAACAAGTTTCCTCTGTTTTCAATAGAATTAGGATCAAAGTAGAAGTTGTTAGCAGCTCTTACTGCAGCAACATAAGTTCTGAAGTTAGCAACACTCATGAAGAAAGTTAAATCGTCACGATCTGCAACATCTGAAGATAAACCTGAGATAGCAGCATCCATTCTTTCTAAAGCAGTAGCTGCAGTGAAAGAACCAGTAAATCCAGCAGGAACTACAACACCTGAAGTAGATCCAGTGATGATGTAATTTAAACCATCAGTAGCACAAGTTCCACCGTAAGTAGAAGCTGAACCTGATTTTTGTTGCCAGATAGTTAAATCGTTTGCTTTTTGGAATTGTTTAACTAATTGATCTGAGTAAGCTTGTGCTAAAGCAAAAGTCTCATTGTAAGATCCTCTGTCTAAAGCAGCAATACCTAACCATTTAGTGTCCATATCTTTCAAACAGATAGAGTCGAAAGAAGTACGTGGACATACTTGTAGGTTACGTTGAGTGAAAGTAGCTGAACCTGAAGGAGTAGTTACACAAGTTCCGTTTTGGATGTTAAGAGTTACATCAAATAAATTGATTGGCTCTAAATATTTTACACCCTCTTGGATAGTTGCATACTCCATGGTAGATCCAGCGTAAACTGACTTAACCAACAACTCACCGGCTGTTTGGTTGTTAAAGTCTGCAAGGGCTGATACGTTTAAGCTCATGGTTTTATTTATTTAGTTTTATTTTTTAATTGTTTTGTTACTAAGTCAATCAAATTTTGATTAACTGCTGAGAAAGTCTCAGTCTTCATTTTACCTTCTTTAGGTAATGTTTTTTCAGATGCTGGTAATGATGCAAATTCAGACATTTTAGTTTCCAAAGCTTTCATTTTGTCTTCGTACTTCTTCATTTCTTCTTTTACTACTTCAATTACTGCGCTTACTATTTCTTCAACGGAAGGCATTTCTGGTTTTGTTTCTTCAATAATTTCTTCAATTATTGTTTCTTCCATTGTTTCTAAATCTTTTTCTCCTGCGTCTTTGTTTGGTAATTCAGCTGGTATGATTTCTTTTACAATTGAATCCATAGTGACAATTTTCTCACCATTTTCTAATTCATGTGTACCATCTGGAGCGTCTAATTCTTGACCTTCAGCTGTTACAATTGTAACTTTCAATCCAACTGTTAAAGCATCACCTGGGAATTTAACTGTGAATGCTTTGTTAATATCTGATATCTCACCAAATTTATCAACCGTAGAAGAAACTTCAGGAGCTTCAACTAAATTGAAGTGTTCCTTAACTAATTGTTTTAAAATTTCTTTGTTCATGGTTTGTGTTGTTTGATTATAAATATATGAAAAAAATATTTCTCTAAAATTTATTTTTTAGACTGTAGATAACACACAGCAGCTCTCTGTTTTGCGTCGGGAAATTCAGTCTTCATTTTAGGATCATTTATACATCTCTGTACAAATTCATCTTTTTTTTCTGTTGGTTTAGGTTGTGGTAGGGGCATCTTTTTTATTTTTAATTACTGACCAT